GAAAAATCTCTGTTAGATACACCAAGTTTTTCGAGGGTGGCGGCTGTGGCAGTAAGTTCTGTTCTTAATGATGTATTGGCGGAAGAAAATCCAGTGTATGTTTTAAACAATGATTCAAACGATTTTTGCTGGTCTTCAACACTTACACCAAGTCTTGCCATTTCTTGTGTGTTTGCGAACACAGCATCAGCCATTTCTCTGTTGATGCCTAAATTCTTCGTGAGTGCGGAAGAAGATTCGTCAACATCAAATGCAAGTTTAATCATTGTGTTGGCGAGACCGCCAATTGCACCCGCTGCAACTCCGGCGGCAGCTTTTACATTCATAAGATTTCCGCCGAGCTTAAAGACTCGGGCCATTAAGTCAACTGTTACGATTTCATGACGGCCGTAAACTTCAGTCAGTTTCATCATTTCAGCAGCGGTTTTTTTCGCTGCTGTAGTCATTTGTTGTTGTTTTTCTACCTCTTCGCTTAATTTATTAATCCGNTCGTCGGCATTATCAATTAATTCTTGTTCGGCTTCAGTGAGTTCTTTCTGTGCATTTTTCTTAGCTAATGCTGCAGCGATCGAATCTTTAAGTCCCTTTAACTCTGCTTTGGCTGCTTGCACTCTTGTGTCTAGCATCATACCAAAGAAAGTTTCATTATCACGAATGATATCACGATAGTCTGTCATCTCTTCGTTGATACCTTTAAGTAATCTTTGAATTTCTTTTAAGGTTTTAGGATCTAAAGGTTGATCAGCCATAATCGTTTCCTGCTTAATTAATTAGTTACAACAAAAAAAGACAGGGATTAACCCTGTCCGTATTTTTTGCTATAGCTTGATGGCACTGGTGGTGAATTGTTCGATGTTAGTGTTTGAGAACCACCACGAGATTTGCTAGCATTTTCAATAGCTTCTTTCTCATCATTCAACTGTTTTGAAAGTCTTTGCACAAACCATTTTCTAAGACCAATAGGTAAATTGTAAGCTTCAGAGAAAGACCATCCACCAGCATATTTCAAAAAGAAGAATTGCTCGTAGATGTTCTCCATGTATTCATCGGTCAGGCCAAAAAAAGTCCGCAGTAAGCGGCACCTCCAGTGCCGACTCAAAGCCACAATTAATACACTCAAAGTCTTGAGTCATATCGATGTTCGGCACGGTTGCCCTGTAGGCTTGGCGAAGGTATCTGGCATCGAGCGATGGAAGATTGTCTACAACATAATTGATGGCCTCTGATGTGGTATTACCATTAACAGAGACAAGAATATTTTTAAGTTGTCTGGTGACCCCTTTTTCATACGAGCCTTTGGTCTTCTTATCAAGCTCTAAGCCCGTAGCCATGTCCTTCTCATCCTTACCGGTCAGCACTTTGAAGCCTACCAAGAGTTCTGATCTTGGTAACCTAACAGTGTAAGTGCCGTCCTCTTGTAAATCAACCAAGCCATCAAATTCATTGTCAGCAGAGGATGTGTCAACAAATTCAATGTCACTTAAATTAAAAGAATATTCCTGCTGAGTGGTGCAATTGGGACAAGTAACTTGTGTGTTATACTCTGAACCGTATGCTGAAATTCTGGCAGCAATAATAATTGCATTTCTGTCACCGACAAGCAAGGTCTCAGGATCAATAGATTTATTGGTAATAATACTTGAGATGACTCGTTCTAAAGCCACTCCCTTCTTTAACAAGCTGCGAGAAGTCAACATGTCTTCTTCCTTCGCTGTCATTTGCTTGATTTCAATTGTTTCTTGGCCACATAAAGGATGACCAGCTGGGTACAAAGCACCTCCTGATGGCAACTCTACAAACTCTGTTGGAACTACAAAACTAAAATCATTTGAGTTTTGTTGGGTAACTTGCTGTGGCGGGGTAGTGTCTTGCTGTTCCGTTGCACCACCACCGCCCATTAAGCGATCACTATTTCTAGACAATATACACCTCGTTTTTTCTAGATAAATTTATTATAACATATATGATATTCTTTTAGAGGGGTTTTTAACCTCTGAAGAATTCTTTCTGTTGACTTCCAGCGGTAGCTGCGGAGCCCTTAGCACCTTCACCTTCAGTTTCAACACGAGCCCAGTCGTAAGCAATGTCCAAGCTCATTTCAACCAAACCCTCGCCGCCTTCGTATTGAAGTGAACCATAATCTACCTTAGTAATAAATGCATTCCAGAGAGTCCACTTTTCAATTTCATTTCCGTCGCCATCAAGCTGCGAAATATAAACTGTTCCAAGTGCACCAGCGGATCTGGCTTTAGACATCGAACCAAGATCATTAGGATCTGTGGGCGGGGAGTATCCCGCAAGTTCAACAATGTCAGATAATGTAGCGGACATGTCGGGATCTCGTGGATCAACAAGAGTCATACTAATGGGAGCCCAAGTGACTCCACCGGGGTAGTAAAACTTATGGTTAAGATAAACATGCTCACCAGTTGAAATCTCAAACGAAGGCTTGTTTACTGTTTTGGCATACCACATAAGTGATCCGCCCGTATCTGCATCGATACCTGTAATCTCTACTTTAAATCTAAATTGTCTCTTTGGATCTTTCAGGTTTCCTGAGCGATAATCATCTGACCAGAATGGCATTTTTTGGGTTCTCCTTGTATATTTTTAAATAGTATCTTAGTTTATTTTAGTCGTCAAAAGACGCACCTGTTGAGGCCACCACGAAATCAATCGCGATGAATTCAATTGCTCTAGCGGGTTTGACCATGATCTTCGCATAAAGAATGTTTTGATCAACAAGGTCAGGGGTAGTGGTAGACTCGTCAAGGATTAATCTATAATCGGAGATACCAAAGTTTGTTCTAACGGTAGCCAAGAAGGGCTCAACGAGTCCCTTGAAGCGGTTCCAAGTTGCTTGGACATTTTGCTCAAAGAGAATTGTTGAGGAAATTCTAGAAATTTCCTTCTTCAAGAAGATTACCAATCTGCGAACATTGATTCTATCAAGGGCACTTTGTCGCTCTTGTAGAGTCTTCTGACCGAACACAACGATTCCAGTAGATGGGAACGAGGCAATCGGGTTAATTCTAGCATCGTAGAGTGTGTCTCTTTCTCTCGATGTAAGCTTTGTGGTAACACCAACGATTGGGATACCTGCTGCACCTTCAGAGAGGCCGCCGCGGTTAAAGCCGGCAGGGGCGAACCAGAGGTGAGACTTTCTTTCAGACGAAGCCAACACACCCATCATTGCAACACTTGGCGGTACCCAAACAAGCTGACCATTGCTTTCTTCACGGGTCTGTACCCATGGATAGAATGTGGCAGCATAGGAAGAATCAACAACACGATTCTTAAGATTGTTGGCAAGCTGCTGTGGGGTGTTAGGGATTTGTGCAGACTTAGTAGCTTTTCTTTCCTCGTGAGGAGGAATGTANCCGTCTTCCAAATCAATAATTGTCATGGCATCGCCGCGGTCCTCACAGACATCAATAATTCTGTTTGTAAGACCCTCGTTGGTAAGACCGGGCATAACAATCATGTTTGCATCAACAGCTTCGGGATCTGCCAAGGTGTCAATAGCTCTGAGAATTGAGTAATACGGCGAGCTATTTCTTTCGGTTGAACCAGCACTAAACTGCTTGTTACGGAAGGGATCAGGTTGAGTAATATCAAGTCCATCGAATCCTCCNAAGAACGGAGCAGTGAATGAGTTGAAGCCCAAGTCAAGAAGTGAGCCGTATCCACCGGTTGCACTCTTGGACGAACCGAGAGCACGAGAACCTGACTGATAGAATGTTGTGTTATCAGAGGTTGCTACAATATCATCAAGCGAGAATACATAACCGAATGGATCAATACCTGCGATTACAGAATCTACTGGATCTTGGCCAATATCATTATTAAGCATTCTGTTAACAAATCTTGTGCTTGGATCAAATCTGTTTGACTGTGCTGTTCTTGTAGTTTGAATTCCGAAGCAGACATCTTCTGCTCTGGAAGTTGAACCATCAGAAGATGACAGTCGAAGTCTAATATCGGGATATACAAGCGATGCGGTAAGTCCGAGTGCTGGAGCAGTTGCATTACCACCCGAAACAAAGGACTTGCGAGTTACACCACCGGCAAGTGTGGACGAACCCAGATAGAAGTATAAACCATCACCTATTTGCTGCTCAGATGCGGCCTGAGCGATGATAACATCTCCGTTTGTGTACTTTGGTGGTCCAAAGTAACCAAAGGGCAGAAGTGCAGGATCGGTTGCTCCTGCTTCAACATCAGTGTTCATTTCGACATAAACATAATTGGATTGGTTGGGGTATTCACCGTAGAGCTTAAGTCTTCTTTCAGTCTCACTCCATTCAAGGAATTGATCTCCAATCTTTCTCGAAATGAAGTTTGGCGAGGCGGGATTTAGATTACAGTTTGCGAACTGCTCGACAATTTGAACGGAGCCGTCCATATCGCTCAACCTGCGAAGGACTACATTGAAGCTGCCGTAATCGTCAATACTGTTGTTACTCTTACGAATCTCGGTAATTGAGACTTTAAGGTTTTCATTTAAGTATTCTCCATGGCCGCGGCCGCGAAGTCTAAACAACTTTTGCATTTTTTCAGCAGTGTAAAGCCCAGCGGCTCCCAAGTCTTGACCAATGAACCAGCCGGCTGCAGCTTCGCGAGAGTTAGCACCCTTCATTTGTGAAGGCGAGCTAGCGATCGACGAACTCAAGTTTATGGCGGCAATAAAACCAGTAAGTGTTGTGCTCAAGTTGGAGTGCACATCTCTTGTTTCTTGATCGAATGTTTCACCAAGCCAGTACTGCTTAAGAGCAGATGAATTGTAAAATGTTCCACCAGTCGAATCTATAACTTGTGGGTTTGTATTTAATACTTCTCTTATGTATTCTTTGTTTGTATCGTCAAGACTGACATTAATTGTTTCAACAACAGTGCTGGATCCACTGACAACATTCAACTTGAAGACACCGCCCGAATCGGAATTAATTGCGGTACCGATAGAGGATGTTTGAAGGTTGGCGGCCTCACCGAAAACAGATCCGGACAATTCAACTCTTCCGTTGTCAACATACAAAATTGCTGCTAAGTTTGCTGTAACTTTATCACCAGCGATGTGGGCAGTTTGTGCTGAACTTGAATTCATAACAAAGAGACCGTATGCACCGCCACCTTGGTTACCTGCATTCTGTGCTGTTTTCCAACCAGCTTGAGCACCATCGGTACCATCATTGTCGGGATGCTGGTGACCAAGAAGCCTCATAAAAGTAAGGGGAGCTACATTAGGTCGTAAGAAAGCTTTAGCTGCATAAAGACCATACATGGG